AACGCTGTCGCTGCTGCTGCAGCCTTAGCAGATACCTGACCTGGCGTTTGTGTACCAGAATTAGTTATCTTTGGTAAAGGTTCTTTTCCTTTTGTCATTACTTACCTTCCAATTCATTAGCAAAGAATCCATAAAACATCTTCTGGAAATCAGGATTGTCTTCAACAATCCATACTGCTTGTGCTGCAAGCCAGTCTCTTGCTGCTTGCTCATTCTGAGCACCAGTAAATGTTGGCTTACCAATAGACTTAAGTGCCTCTGAACGCAGATACATATAGTCACGAAGACCAGCAACAGAAGGAACATCTACAAAGCGTTCATCTTCTGTCAGGTTTTTCAACTGAGACAAGACACGACCACGCTTATTAGGGTCAAACTCAGTAACTGGTCCACCACCCATAGACTCCTTGAGGTATCTCAAAGCCTCTGCGTATTGCTTAGCATCTATTTCATTTGCATCTACCTTGGTAAGTAGCGCATCCTTGGCTGCATAGAAGCGTTGACCATTAACCTTTTCAATGATTTCTTCTGGAGACAGTTTTGTTTTCTTGCCATTGACAAGGTTCCACTTGTACATTTCAGTAGATAATCCACCACCTGGCATTACATAACCCCAGACATCTGAGTAAACAGATGCTACGTCAGGGTTCTTAGTAACGAACTTGTATGAATCCCAGTTGCTTGGACCATTACCTGCTGATGAACTAATGATTGCAAATGCTTGTGATGGACCGTATAGGTTAAGGAAATCAAACCAAGCCTTGTTCCAGTCATTGTCATTGTTCTTTAAGATAGTCTCAAAGTCATTGTACAAAGCCATCTGAGTAGTAGCATCGCCCTTATCATCTGTGCCTAAGCCCTTAGAGATAAGTGCTGCAGGAGATGTAAGACCGATTAAGCCACGCATTACACCAACAAAGCGTGCAAAAGCATCTGCTTCATTAGCAAGACGTGCTTGGTCTGCTGGGTCATCTAGGTCGTAGTTGCCACCTGCTGCAAGATAAGCCAAGACTGGCTTGTATGATGAGGCATATGTCTCTTCAATACCAAAGGTTGCACCTAAGATACGGTTCCAGTTAGCAGGTAATACTGCAGATAGTGGACCTGATGAGAAGTCTGAACGACCAAATGGGAACAACCAGTTCTTGATTCCTTCAGGTAGGTTATCAACCCAACTCTGTTGGAATGTTCCAAGTAGTGAGATAGGGATTGTTACACCTGGACCTATACCTGGAAGGATAGAACCTGCACCTAATGCAAAGTTAAACGACATTGGGCTGGCAGCAAATGCTACAGGAGCACCAGCATAGTTGTTACCTGATGCAGCACCTGCCAACTTAGACATTACTGTCCCTGCAAATGGAACCCAGAATAGACGCTGACCTGAATCTGGGTCATTAAAGAAGAACCCTTGGTTAGGGTCATAGATATCACGAGCATCTGTTAACTGGTAGATAGCAGAAGACTCTGGCTTTTGTAGCCATTCAAGAGTCTTAACTCCCTTGTATACCTGTAATGGATTCTCAATACCAATCTGTGACCAACGCTTAAGGGTATCTTCCCACGCTGCCATAAATGGACCAATCAACCGTAGTTGATGGAAGATGAGACGCTTCTCTTGTGCGTTGTAGAATAGGTTCTTTACTGAATTGCGTGCGTAGTTATCAGCATATTGGTGTGCATCTTGTAGTGTAAGAGGACCATCACCTGTAGATGCTTTGAATGCACTCCATACTGGGTGCTTCTCGCCTATGTTCTTACCACGAAACACCAGTGGCTTAAGTGAGTTCTCAGCAGTTGCACCTAATGCAGCCTTTGCCTCAGCATTGAGGGACTTAGCAATCTGATTGATTGCTTCCCAGTATGCTTGACGGAATTCTGGACCAAATGTAGAGTTCTTCTCAAATTCAGTAGCCTTATCAAAGAACCAGTTAACAACTGCCTTGGCTCCACGACTATCCATCTCGCCTTCTGCAAATGCTACATTTCGTGATGGGACATTCATAAGAACGTTATCCCAGTTACCAGCATTCTTAAACGTTGAGGATAGTTGCTTAGCAAATACTTCTTGCTCTTCAAGAAGAGCCTTCTTGCCAGCGTTTATAGCCTTAGAGTTGCTAATTGAGTTGGCTGCGCTACGTGATGCACGTGGAATCTGGTACGCCTTGCCAGCAACTGTAGTCTTTCCAGTAGCAATCATCTCCATTAGGGACTTATTACCACCAGCAGCCTCAGTTACACGGGCTAATACTGATATATCCTTACCACCTTGCTTGGCGGTGTAGAGATATTGCTTCAAACCCTCAGGAGTTTTGATAAGTGCTGCAAATTTATCAGGTGTTGCCTCAGCAAAGTCATCTAAACTCTTGCGTCCTGCACCATTGAGGAAGTAATCAACGACTGCATCCTCACGCTTCATACCATTTGCTACCGCTTTAGCGATTGAAGGTGTATTTGCACCTGCAACAACACGAGCCATCTCATCTGAGTTAAGAATTCGTAGTGCATTTGCTACACCATCAAAGAATCTCTTATGACGAAAGGCAACTGCGCCGACATTCTTGAACTGAAGTACCTTGATTGCACGTTCATCAAATGAACCTGCCTTGTCAATGGACATCATATCTACATAAGAGTTTTTTGCACGATGTCCAAGTGTCTCATCTAGTAAATCCGCTACGTCATCCCCACTAGAGAATGAATCGTTGAACACTGTATTGCGGTATTGGTCAAACTGATTGAGCATCTTGCGCCAGGTTGGTCCCTCTTGGCGACCCATCCACATAGCCATAGCCATTGCTGGGTGATTAAAGAATGAAATGTGACCAGTTCCAAATACACGCAACTGCTCTTCTGCAATGTTACGGATAATGTAGGCTGGACGAACTAACTGTAGGTTCTTCCAGAAGTCATTGATAGCAACATCTGCGCCTCTTGTTAACGCGCCAGTTGTCTTGAATCGTGAGACTTTAGAAGTCAACGCTAAGATGTCACGAGTAGGTGGCAAGTAGATAGTTGAGTTCAATAGTTCAGATGATAGGTGTGGTCCTGGTAGGACAACCTGCTCACCATTAAGAGTAATGTACTTAAGTTCTGCACCTGCAATATGGCGTGATGCCCAGTAAGAGGACATCTGCTCAATACTGTCTCTGAAAGAAGTAGTTGCTTTCTTCAGTGCTGGCTGTAGATAGTCAGGTAGTTTATCTGCTGACTTAGCAAATACTGCGTTCATCAATTTAACTGAAGCAGCATAACCTGCTACTGAGTTAGATGATGCTGTCGCAATCTCATCAATGATGTCGTCAAGAACTTTCTTGTCAAGTTTAGTTGCAACACCAAACTCTTCTGCTGCACGCAGCATCTCTTCTCTATCGTGAATGTTAATGATTGAGCCAGAGCGAACCTTGGTCTTGTATTCACGAGATAGGAAATCTTTAGTTTTAGTTGACGCAGTATTGAATGCCTCAAATAGTGCAGCAACCTTCTTGTGCTCAACTAGGCGAGACTGTGTACGAGCACCTACGCCACGTAGTACGTTAACCGCTGGGGCAGCAAATGCTGTACGGTCTGCAATACGCTCACCTGTACGCTCAATAAGTCCTGGGCGCAATGCGCCTTCTGCAATATCTCCACGCTTGATAAATGGAGCAAGGATATCTACAACTTCATCTTTAGTAGTTGCATCTGCTAGAGCACGTGCTGTGGCTGAATCAATCTTGCCACCTGACTTACGCCAGATTGTTTTCCAGTCAGTCATAGCAACCAGACGGTCAACTGCAACTGTTCCGTGTCCACCTGTAAGGAACTCTGCAACCTTTTCGTATGCTAATCCTGGACGCTCAAATGATTCCTGGATGTTAGCAATATCCTTGAGTGCATTAACCCAAGCAATGTTCTTATCTTGCAAGGTTGAGTTAGCATCCTTGAGAACCTCAGAGAGTTTGCGCTCTGCTGATGTCTTCTTAAGAGTGTCCTTTGCTGCTATCTCACGAGCACGAGCAGTAATTTTTGCTGTGCGAGTACGCTCCGCAACCTGAAGGCTAGATGCTTTGAGTGCTTCCTTTGCTTCCTTAAGTCTTGCTTGTGCAGACTTGAGGTTGTCCTGAGCCTTAAGTAATTCTTCAGTTGTATCAACTGTTGCGTTAGGTGCCAAAGCCTTGGCTTCATCTAATTTAGCCTTGAGAGAATCAATGTTTGCACTAACTGCAGCAATTTCATCTTGAGTGTACATCGGTATACGACCAGCATCTAATGCTTGTTGTGCACCTAAACGCATCTCTTCAAGTTGCTTTGTCTGCTTGTTTAGCGCAGTCTCAACACGTGCAACGGTTGTTGGTGCCTTAGCAGTAGATGATAGTTCTGCAATAGAAGCCTTGACTGTCTTGATTTCTTCTGTTGTGTTCTCTACAACCTTAGCAATCTCATCATAGCGTGCAGTAGCAGTACGAACTCCAACAGATGCCTTAATAGCATCCTCTGCTTTACCACTCCAAGCGTTACGAGAGGCTACAGCCTCTTCCTGAAGTTGAGTAATCTTAGTGTCTTTAAGTTTATCTGCTTGCTTGATAGCAGCATCACGAGCAGACTTTGTTTGATTTACTGAATCTTGTACACGCTTTGCTTGCTCTTCTAACTTAGCAGCAACATCCATCGCACCTTTGACGCGCTCTTGTTGTGCAGCCTTACGCAGTGCCTTAACTTGAGTTGCTCGTGCAATACCTGGGTCGAATACAAATGATGCTGTGATGTCTGTTGCGAGTGCTACAGCCTGTCCAGCACGGGACTCAGGGTTACCTAAAGTTACAATAGTAGAGAATGTATCTCCGATAGCAGAACGTGGGCGATAGCCAATGACTTTGCCCTTAGAGTTACGTACTGCAATCTTTGCCGCATCTAGTGATGCTTGACGTGCAGCGTGACCAACTCCGATTTCCTCAGAAGGAAAGAATCCTTCACCCATCTGGATGTCTGGAAACTTTCTATCTTTAATGTCGGCAATAGACTTAAGGATAATTTGACCAGCAATCGTCTGCTCAAAGGCAGATGGAACAGGCTTTTGTACAACTTTTACATTAGGTGCTATCTCTGCAGCAGCAAAACCTAATGCTGCTTGTTGGGCTGATGCTGCACCAGTGCGGTAGCCAGCATTCATCCAAGAAAATGTATTGCCTAAAGCAATAGACGTTGAGCGAACACCACTTTTAAGAGCATTCCAAAATTGTCCACGAAGTGTTTTATTAAATTCATCTTTAGTGCGTTGCTGTGCAACTTCTTTTTGATTCGCTGTGCGAACTTCACGAGTCTGAGCATCAATGTTTGCAATGCTTCTTGCTACTCCGCTTTGTGCATCTACGCCTAGCGCACTAAGAGACTGAAGTACGCCAGGAGACATAATGTTTCCTTGTGCATTCTTTTTAATCAATGCTGCTTGGTAAGGATTAATCGCTGAAGCCTGAGCATAGATAGCCTCAGCCTTGGCACGCTCTGCAGTAAGGGTTGATGTTACTGGGTCGTTAGAATTAATCTGTCCATTGGCATCTATGTTGTACTTTTGTGCCACTATGCACCTGCTTGCTGTGCGTCAATAGTTTCTACTAAGTAACGCAAATCCTCATTGCGTGGATTCTGTTGGTATAGGGCGCGAATAATCTGTGCTGATGGGTCTTGCTCGTAAGGAATAGCCACAGGAAGTGGATTAACTTCTGGTCCTGCTCCCTCACCAAATGACATACCGTAAGTAATTGGACGGTCAGGGTTATCAGATGGAGCAGTGATTGGCTTTACTGGTGGCAAATCTATGTTGGCAGCACTCGGTGATGCTGTAGGTGCAGGTGTTCCCATTGGTGCAGATGCCATTTGTTGGTTAGTTGCTTGGTTCTGACCATAGGCAAAGCCTGTGTAGTCAATGTTTGGTACGCCATCTTTAGAACCATTGCCACCTGTTGCTGATACTCCAGTGTTGTTCTGAGGTGCAGTCGGGCGCATACCGCCACTGTTTTCATTTCCTGCCATTATTCATCCTCTTCTTCCATTGGAAAAGCGTCTTCAAGTTCGCTGTTGTATTCTTCTGCTAATCTCATCATTCCTGCTGCATTCCAAGGAGTCATAGACTCACTTACCTCTGTATGCAGGAAACGATTTCCTTCAAAATCTGCCCATTCGGATATTAGAATCCAGTTGGCAGCAATATAGTTTTTTCCTTCATCGTCATTATCTACTAATAAACGAAGTGCATCGCCTACCATCTCACGAAATTCTTCGTTCACTTCTTCACCTGAGTTTCCATAATGAATGGCTCTGATGTTTTGCTATCAAGTTTGGCACAAACTGCCATTGCTTCTTCGGGTGTAATTCCAGCGTGTAGTGCACCTAGTGCATAATCTCCACCAGAACCAATTCCGTAGTAACCATTGTCGTTACGGGAGATTGCAAAGTCAGAATCAATTTCAAATAATTGACCATTGACTGCAATAATCAGTTGAAGTTCAAAGTTAGAATCTTTGTCATCTGATGACTTAGAATCAAGAACTCCAGATTCTGTTAATAATTGCTTGAGAGATGGAACTACCTTTGCAATCATAAATGTAAATAAATCAAGTTTGTCTTTAGCCAGTGGAACTGGCGGTTTCCAGGTATGGAGCACAACTTGAAGTGCTCGTACATCCCCTGCTGCTCCAATGATAAAATTACCATTGTTAACAACCTTGACCATATCTGGATGGTTGTAAATCTTTGACTCTCCAACTACACGAGAATCTGCAAGTACGACAGCGTGGTTTGAATACTCAACGCCAATGATGGTTGTCACGCTGTCCCCTTACTTTTTATTGTCGAACTTGTGTAGTTACTCGTCCACCCGCTTTGCCTGATGCGCTCAGACTTGCAAGGATTGTTTGAATGTCAGGTCGTGGTTGTGCAATTTCAGGTGCAGGACCTTGTGCCTCTGGAGGCATTGGTTGACCTTCAGGGGTAAGAGCGCCTCCTGCTGGAACGCCTTCGGGAACAGGGGACATTTGCTCAACCATAGTTGGTGCCCCAGCAGGAGGAACTGGTTGCTGCGGAGCGAATGTGGCTTCAATAGCGTCTTCGAGTGCTTGACCTTTTTGACGAGCCTTGATAACCGCAGCAATTTTATTTACGATATCTGATGGGTCTTGTCCCTGTGTTGCCATCTGTGGAATCGCCTGTGTCATTGCAGTAAGCGAGCCAAGTAGTGCAGCACGCATATCTTCAATTTCAATCTTCTCTAACTCTTGTGAAACGTTAACCGTAAATGGAAGTTCTCTCATAGCCATATCTCGGCTGATGAGTTTTCCTCCAAGTGCTTGAAGCATAAAGATAAGACCTTGCGCTGGGTTAAGACCAGCAAGCATACCGTAGCGAACATCAGCAGAGTAATCGTTCTTGATGTCCTTGGAAGGCTTGTAAGTAATTTCATATGGTGAACCTGAATCTACGCCACGAATTGTTTTCTCTTCTGGGAAAATCATCTCGTCTGTCTCAAAGCAAATCTGAATTACATCACGAAGTGCTGATGCAAAGATTGCCTGTGCAGACTTAACCTGTGTATCAAATGCTCCCATAAGAGCCTGTACACCTTGACCTGTAACGATTGATGCGTCAATGTTTCCTGTACGTCCCTCAGGATAACGAGCACCAACTCGAAGTTCTTGGTTAAGTAGTTGCTGTTCAGTGAATGCACCTTGTGGCAGTGTAAGTTCTACACGTCGTACACCTGCTGGGTTGGCAGTACGAATGACTGCATCTCCACCAAGTTGTAGTTCCTGTACATCCTGTGGAAGTACGATTGGAGCCTGTACAGATTTCTCTGCAGCCTCCATAGCAAGCAGTGCGAAGCGATTGCGTAGTAGTTGGATACCTAGGACATCATCAAACTGTCCACGGAGTTCACCATCAATAGATGGCTTACGTGCTACTACTACCATCATCTTACCAAGTGGGTTCTTAGCCTTTGATAAAATTAAGTTATCTTTGCTTGGAACATAAATGACTGATTGGTCTTTGTCGTAATAGCGAATCATCTCAACCTGAGCATTAAGGTCCTGCTTGTAGCCAAAGCCACCAAGTAGTTCCCTATCGTATTCAGGAAATTGTGTGACGAGTTCGCCTAGTGTCATTATGTATCGCTTTGCAAATGCCACACAACGTCCGTAGCGGTCAAATTCTGGGTAAGCCCCAATAGGATTTTCTACGCGGATACGTGGCAGGTTTGCTTCTTCGTCCAATTCAATAATGAAAGGAACGAAACCATAGGTGATGTACCAATCTGCACCTGAGTACATCTGTACCGCTAGGTCAGAGTGTTGGAAATAGTTAGATGCAATGCGTGTGCGCTTGTCAGCAAAGGCACGGGCACGGTCATTGACTGAGTTTGCTGCAGAACAGTTAACTGCTGGCAGTGGTGCCATAACTTCTGAGAGGTCACGGGCTACAATGTCAATGAAGTTAGCAACTACGTTAGCGTCAACGCCATCTGGGAAGAAGTCAGGGTATACCTCAGCGATTTTTCCTCGGCGTACAGCAAGGACATCAAGGTTGCGAGCATCGCGCTCAGCATTGCGATAGCGTAAAGAGTCAACTCTTGCTGCTACCTGCTCCATATTTAATGCCATTAGTTATCCTTAATTGTACTGGCTAGACCATTGGTCAGCGAATGCGTCATCTAGGTTGATTGAGTTACGGCTTGACATCTGAGCACGAGTTGCCCATCTGTTATTTTGATACTGACTTACTTGAGAGGACTTCTGCATCATCTCTCGGATACGAATTACTGCAAACCATAGAGCCATAACTACGTCAGTAGGGTTTCTGGTGTCAGGTTTCCAGGTGATGAGTTCTTGTACTAGTGTCTTAAGACCTTCAGAACCTTCGTTGCTGGGTAGTTCGATAATGTTGTTATCTTGGAAGCGTCCATCTCTGGTGTTACCAAAGAGAGTTGCCATAGATGCCACACCAAAAGATGTGTCCCACTTGTTCTTGCCAGTAAAGTGCGAATTAAGTTGCGTACCGTAACCTGCTAAGAAGTTACGTAAGTTGTCGTCCAGCGCATACGCCTTCTGGTGTGCGTTGATTTCGATACGCAATTCCTGGGGTCTGTACTTCTCAACCCATTCTTCGATAAGATTTTGAATCTTGGCTGGGGTAGGCTCTGTCATATTGACAGCATCTAGTACGTAAATCTTTCCGTCAGCCTTGTTGTAGGTACACACGACTGCACCTGTTGCACCTGCCATAGCAGGGTCAAGACCAATGATGGTGTAACCCTCAACGTGCTTAGGATGTCCTGGGATACCTGCCTTGAGTGGTCCACGCTTTCGCATACCGTTGACAGAACCTGCAACACAGGTGGGAGAAAAGATTGAATCTTCTTGTACATCTTCTTGCTGGTAGACCATAGCCCATACAGATGGGGCAACCTCTGAGCGTCTTGTGAACAACGCTGGTCCGTCCCACTTGGGATAGAGCCCTTCAGCATCAGGCTGGTCTACATCGCCTTCAGGGCGGTCTGTGCGTGCCCACAATGTTTTCCAACTTGTAGGCTTCTCATCAAATTCTAATACCGCTGGCATAGCCATATAGGTAAAGGGGCTTTTGCCACCTGTCCACTGTGAGCCATCGCGTAGCATCTTATACAAGTCAACTGAGGCTACACGGGTTCCTACGATAATTAATTTACCGTAGCGACCAAGACGGGTGATAACTTCTTTCTGAAGCCATTCCATCTGCTTTTCCCACTCGTGGGCGTTAGAACCCATAACCGCGTCATCTACAATGATGAGGTCAGCACGGGCACCGTAAATCTGTGAACCTAGTCCTAGTGCTTGGACCGTTGGGTCCTTCTCGCCAGAGTCACGTCCTGTGCCTAGGTAAATCATATCTGCCGACCATTGGGTAGCATCGGACTTGTATCCGCCTTGTGGACCGAATGCGGTCTGGAGTTTGATATAGGCAGGGTGGTTAAGTCTGGTCTTGATAGCACCTAGGAACTTGCGAGCCATACCCTGGGTCTTTGAGACGATAATGACTCGTGAGTTAGGGTTGGTGACGATTTTGTAGACCACGTAGTTGGTGGTGATTACTGTGGACTTGGCGTGCTCAGGTGGTACATTGATAAGTACACGGTTGGTAGCACCTACCTCGTAGGTCATAGCAGGATGTTGCCACCTTGGCTCACGACCTTCAATTAGGTCCACCCAGTTGAGGTGATGCTCGAAGAGTTTAGTATCTAGAAACTGCTCACAAAAGTCGGGGAAGGAGATTTGCTTTAAGTCGCCTAGGTCTGCGATAACCCCTTTGCCAACCAGGCGTGCCTTGTCAGCGCGTTCCTTGAACTTAGGGTCTTGCATTGACCATTGGCGGAAGGTGACATCATTTCGGTCAACTGAAGCCATAGCAGCGGTGATAGTTGAGCCTTGTTCTAACTGTAGTAGTACTCGTTCTTGAGCCTCTACCTTGCTCAGATTCTGCTTCTTAGCCACTAGAAAAGTCCCCTAAAAGTTGCCCTCTGGTGAGGGTTAAAAACGCTGTATAAACGGTATCTGCCAGACGGCATAACTGTGGCGGTCTAGGACATTAAGTCTTAGATAAGTTATATATTAATATCTAAGAACTTGCGTAGTCCCAAACGAAGCAAGTTCGTTTAGAACTATTAATTCGTAGTTAGATAAAAATAACTACTATATAAGATAACCTGTTCAAAGTACCAAAACCGAACACTTGATTCCAATATATTTTTATTTAAGGGGGGTATATATATAAAAGCCCTGTTCAGAGGGGGGTTTATAACAGAAAATTTATTGGGGACTCTTATTATATTAAGGGACCCATCTTAATAAACCTCCCCCTCAAATGAATACAATAGTCGACTTATCTATATGAGCCTCTGACGAGTGCTCTATATTCTCATCTCATTATATGAGACTCACCCTAGGGGGCTCGTCTTTTATAAATGGTTTACATTTAATCTTAAATTGTAAATGGTTTACATAATGAGGGAATATGTATAAGGACACTATCCCCCTGACAATTCGCGGGGGTCATTCATAAATGAAATCTCAAATCTAGTTTAACTTTCAACTACTTCAGAGGTTCCGCTAATGTGACCTAACTCACACCCTTTACCCCTTGACAAGACTCTCCCTGTGTGCTTTAAGGGTTTCCCCCTCTTCCGTTGGTGTGATGTAACTCACACAAAATAAGCGTGTTAAATCCTTGACAAGCCCCTCCCAAGCGTGAGAGAGTTATCTCACAAGCAAGGGCACAAGCCCTCACAAGATAGGAGAACAAGCAGATGAAGAACTTAACAGTTGAAGAACTAGAGTTCTTAGACAGGGCACTCAATGGCTACCGCGAGACTTTAGAAGAGTTAAAGTACTCATACGATTTAGAGATTTTAGAAGATTTACAGAACAGAATTCGTGAAGAGTGGCGATACATTAAGGGGTGGGATAACTAATGAGTGACCTAGCCCCTACCGCTTTCCTCTTGGTAATCTCCGCCCTAATCGTCGGGGCACTACTAAGCCCAACTTTTAGGATGTTCCTCTCAACTCTGTGAGGCAACTCACAGCCCTAGCCCCTTGACAGAGGGCAACTGTTCGCGACAGACTAGGGCACTAGGTAGGGAGTTCCTACCTTGCAAGACATAGACAGGAGACTAACGAAATGCCAGCACTAAACCAACGGGACGCTATGCACTACATTGCAACCCGTCAAGAATTCAAGGCGTCTGCCCTAGAGGGCAAACTAGGAGGCTCGCTACTACCTAGCAACAGACTAAGCGAGGCGGAGGGTAATCTATTCATTAATACACAGGGGATAGATTTCACAGTTTACTCATACGATACCCCTATCGCTTGGCACACCCTAGAGGGCTGGCACATTGTCGAACAAAAGTTCAGTGTCACAACTAGCAAGCACCAAAACCTAACCCGTCGCGCTATCGCCGATAGTTTGCAGGGGGCGAACTAATGAAATACACCGTGTGCGGTTCATTCGAGAACCCTAAAACCGCTAAGAGTTACGCCCGATTTTCTTCAAAACTAGATTACGCAACCGCACAGGAAGCACAATGGGAACTGGAAAAATGGACAGAGGAGAAGCGTTACGCTTGGATTTGGATTGAGGAGGTTAAATGATGGAAGCACTGCTCACAATGAGTTATCTCGTCGTATTCTTCGGGGTAATTGGAGGGGTCTGCTATGTAGTGGAAACCCTACTATGCGCTCACGATAGGGGAATGGCAAGAGTTAGGGCATACGACAGCCGAACAGGGGGCAAGCGATGACCGCTTTACTTATCGCAACTTTACCGATAGCCTTGCTAGCACTAGCGGGAATACTAATCAACGACGAAACGACAGGAGAATAAACAAATGAAAACTTGTTCAATGTGTAACACAACGGGACAAAATGTAATTCGCTATCGTTACAACAACGACGAGACAGTCAATATGTGCGACGATTGCTCTAATAAATACAACTTCACATTTCATTAATCAACGACACAATGACAGGAGAATAAAATGGATACAGTAATCAAGCAACAAATGAAAGACGAATTCAAGACAGAGATTGACAAGGGATACATCACCCTTGAAGAAATACAAGACAATAGCGGGGAATGGGTGGACGGGTATCTGCCTATCTACTACAACCAAATTGTAGAAGAGTGGCAGAAAATGCCTAGCGAATACAACGACAGAGGGCACGCAGAATTAGGCGGGGAGATTACTATCTATAACTTAATGAGCCTTGACCTTTATGTGTACTATCTCGATATCTTTAACGAAGCGATAGCAGAATTGGAAGAAGAATTGGTGGACAACTGATGCCACTATGCGGAGATTGCTTACGACCAATTAACCAATGCCAACACGGACAGGAGCGCAACAAATGAGTACAGAACAACAGATTAAAAGCGCAATAGATACGCTCAACGAAGCCTTAGAGTTGATGAAACAACTAGGGTTTGTTACAGAGGGGGACGAAGAAGATGAAAATTGAGATGACAAACGCAACAAAGGAAGAGACTGCATACGATAAGTGGGTTGCCTTTAAGTACGAAGGGCAGGAATACTCTGTCCTCTTGCACTGGGATAAGTGGGACGGGTTCGACCTTACCTTTACCGAAGTGGGCAACACTCGCCAATGGATAGACGCACCCGATTGGGCTATCACTTGGGACGAGGACAACGAAGATAGCCTTGGCTACACCTTGGAAGAACTATCCGACAATTTAATTGAGGAGTCTTATCTATGAGTTACGGTAAATGCTGGGTGTGTGGGTGTGTAATGTCAGGCGAAAGTCAGACAATGGAAAACAAAGTTACTTGCGATAGATGTGGCTGGGTATCAGGCAAAGACGGGAGTTACTAATGAGTGAGCCTATGCTTAATGACCCAGTATTCTATGACGACTCAGATTACATTGAATGCAATGTGTGTAAAGAATACTTCGACCACGACAAATACAACTCAGATACTTGCGAAGGGTGTGAGAATGAAACAACAATTCCAAGTAGTCTACGAAACTAAGGGTGTAAAGGTGGTCAATGTCTGGCTACCAGAGGGCACCGAACTACCTACAAACTGGCACACAATGTCGTATCGGGAACAAGACGAGTGGTTGTATGAGAACCAAGACGAAGCCCACTTACAATGGACAGATGAGACAGAGGGACAAGCAGTCAATGTCCTACCAGTAGCACAACTCAAAGCAGTCGTATGAAACTAATTGGACAGAGTGCGCTCATTTATTTATTCTTCTTCTTTGGTGGTGGTGGCACACTACTAATACCTTACTTCACCTTAATAACAATTCTTTATCTGACAGGAGTGATTGGCTAATGATTGAACTAAGACTTACAGAGTGGCACAAAGATGCCTTATGTGCAGCACACCCAGACCCAGACCTATGGCACTACGAGAACACACGCTTACCTGATGAACAAAAACTTCAAGTCTTGCGTAGCGTGGAGGGGATAGAGATTTGCAACGATTGCCCAGTCAAAGCCCAATGCCTACAGCAAGGGCTAGAGGACATCAACTTATCCTATGCAGGTGGGTGTGGTTCAATCTTTGGTGGCTTGATGATGGCAGAACGCTATGCACTCAAGCATAAAGGCAACCTCAATCTACGCAGAACTAACCCTGAGGACAGGCACATAAGGGCAGTACGCAAAAGACTTGCTACAATACTCAGATGAAACGACATCTAGTAGCAGTCTCAATCCTAGTCACGGTAATCTTATTTGCCCCATTCGGTAATGATGTGCAGGTACAGGTCGGAGTAAACCTTAACCACGCCAAGCCAAAGCCTGAGCCACAGACTAAGGCAACTATGGAACAGAAGAACGACAACAAAGTAATGGCAATGAAGTTTGCTAAGGCGGGGTGGAACTGGGATAAAACTCAACGACGCTGTGCTTACTCACTCTTTATGAAGGAGAGTCGCTTCGACCACCTAGCCAAGAACCAACAGGGAAGTAGTGCATTTGGTATCGGACAGGTACTAAAGGAGACCAGCAAAGACCCAGCAATCCAGATACTCAATGCCTACAAATACATCAAGCACCGCTACGACACACCGTGCAAGGCGTGGCAACATAGCCAGCGCAGAAACTGGTACTGATGTTTGATTTATACAACCTAGAAAACCCTACCTTTGCCTGTATCTGTGGATGTAAGATGTTCAGCATCACAGTAATGTGGGATGAAGAGACTAGAGAAGTATCTTGGTATGACCTAAGACAGAAGTGCAAGGAGTGTGGCACAGAGTCCACTGCTCCCACCCCTATAGATTGGAAAGACTAATGCCGAACTATGAATACAGATGCAACAAGTGTATGTCACACCAAGAGTTGCAACGCACAGTAGATGAAAGAGATGATGAAGTCTCTTGCCCTTGTGGGCATACATCAAGTAGAATATACAACACACCAACCATCCGCTTTAATGGTAGCGGGTTCTATTCAACAGGAGGATAAGAGATGGAATGGATTGTAGGCTTTGGAGTTTATGTAATAGCAGTAGGTTTAATCTTTGCATTTATGATAGGTGCTAGTCGCAAGGATAACGAGTCACGCTGTGTTGTTTGTTCAAATGGTGGGTGTACTAATTGTGCGCCACAGAATGAGACACTACAGTTTGCTAGTGGCAAAGAGATTGACGAGTTCTACGATACATACGGAGAGTCAATGTATGTAGACCCAGCCGAGAGTACACCTGATGAAGTGCGATAAGCGTACATTCCACAACGAGCAACAGGCAAGCAACGCTTTGTCTAAGGCTTGGAACTCTATGCGTACCTGTCGTATGCCAGTTAGGTATTACAAGTGCAACCTATGTACTGGCTGGCATCTGACTTCTAAACCTCTGAAGACTCCGTCTGAACTTCTTCTAAGTCCTCATCACGATAGGGCTTGAAGCCACCTATCTTGTTAATCATCTTACGGATAGCACGCTTGTGGCGCATACGCGCTGCATCTTCTGAACCAATCTCTAACTCTTTAGCGATGTCAGGAAAG